CCGGGGCAGCCCCCGGGGGGGGGGGGGAAGGGAACACGGGTCCCGGGGGGGAGTCTCACTTCCACCGAAACTAACAACCGCCCCTCAACCCAATTCCAACAACCTCAAAAATTTTAGTCCCAAAAATAGGAAAGGGCCCTTCCGAAGAAGAACCCTAGCCCCCTACCCACCCACCACCCTAGTGGTATTCTACCTTTTCGGCCCACTCCAGGGCTCTCTCGAAACTCAGGATTACGTCTACAGCATCCCTCAAAGCTTGAAGCTGTTCTCCCTCAATGAAGTCTTCAGGATGAATGTGCCCAGAATCAGTGATAGCTTCAAACACCCCAGTGCTGATGCTGGCTACCGGAGCATCTTCCTTAATGTCGAATTTCATTTCTCCCTCCCCCATAACAGCCCCAGTGGCTTCCATTCCTCCCCATCAATCCGGGCTCTATGCCATGCCCACACAGCATTAGCATACTCCTCAACAATAGCTAGGGCCCTTTCCACTTCCTCCACTGTGGGCCCGTCTTTAAGGTAGTCCCGTGGTTGGATCCAGCCATACTCTAGAATCCGGTTGCTGATTGTATCCTCATCGGCGAAGATCGGAGCATCTTCCTTGATATCGAATTTCATCCGTACTCCACTTTGTTCTCGTCTTCCAGTTCACTTAGGAAGTCTTGGACCACCCGCATGGCCGAGAGAAGGGCCTGCAATTGGGCCCCCTCAACGTACTTCTCTGGTCGGATTTCCTCCCAAATAAACAGAGCTTCAATAGCGGTACCTTGGATGGTCACCACTGGGGAACCTTCCTTAATGTCAAACTCCATTGCTGCCCCCTTCTGTGCCCTTCTTGGCTTCAGCCTTCAGTCTCTTGATCTTCTCCAGGGCGTCTGAATGTGCCTTCTGGGAAACCTGAAGATCCTTTAACAATCCCTCCTTATCCCGCATAGCCAGAACAAGCTCTTTCTCCAACTCAACTACAGTGATCTGAAGATGCGTGTACCGCCGGCTAACTGACGCCCAGCGAGCCTTCCAATGGGCCACCTGGGAGAACAGAGTCATGGAGTTCTGTTGCCAGAAGTCGGCCAGGATCTGGGCGCTGAACCTGTCCGCCAGGTTGTGAATCTCCCGGGTGATCTCCAGGTCCAAATCTTCCACAGCCCTGTCTTTAGTTTCACACGTCATCTTCCACCCTCACTGTTGGGTTGTGCTTGATCGCTACTAGGGAAACTGCGTGCATTGCCTGATACACAGCAGCCTGCTCATGGGAACCGACAATGTACCCGTCAGCCAGCTTCTGAAGGGCAGCATGAATCTCTTCATACATTCCTTCAAGTCTCTTAGCCGACTGAACCTGGAGGTCATTAATCTTTTCTTCAGATTCAAAGGTAACCTTCAGATGGTGGGCCCGAAGTGTAGTCCACTTGGCCTGCCAACTAGCTACCTCCTTGAACAACTTCTCACAGTTTGTCTTCCAGAAGTTCTCTACTAACTGGGCATAAGCAACCTGGACCCTAGTTCCGTGCTCCCTAGTGTAGTACAAGTCATCATCTGTGATATGTTCTTCGTTCACTTTGCCTCCTAGTTGACCAGTTCAGGTTCAGACCCGCTCGACTTCGGCTTGTATGGGTTCATATCAGACTCAAACATGGCATCGAAGATGGATTGAGCCCCGGGGCCAGCCCCAATTACACACCCAGTATGATCCATGATCAGAACAGCGGCAGGCCGCCCCTCACCAAAGGCAGGAGAGATTGCAGTCTGGACTTCATAAGCAACCCGACCCAACTGATTGATGAGATTGGCCAGAAGCTCTGCTCCCCCACCAGTACCTTCTTCGGAACTCATTCGTACCTCCTGGTTCGTTGGATTCGCCCAACGACTACACCTTAACCGACCCGCCGTATCCGTCCACAAGATTCCTGAAAATCGTCAAAGGGCCGGTTGGACCGTACCCCCGAGCCCAAAAGTTGCGCCTCTGTGGACACCAGGATAGGAGAGCGGCGGGAGGATACACGCGAGAATCGGGAAGGGGGCGAAAGAGAGCCACCCCCTCCGAGCTTCCTGGATCTACTAGCAGGCCATCTGCCAGATTGAACCTCCAGGATGCAGGACAAGGTTTAGGGCACGATAGGGAACCCCCAAAGCCCACCTTCTCCCCCGCTTATGCCATGCTGGCTAGGATCGAGCACTAGGGAGTCGAATCTACCCTACTAGCATGGCAAACCCCAGATAGGTCCCCGGTTATCGCCGAGGGGACTAAACTGCGTTTTTACCCTACTAGCATGGGAAACGCGGCGTTCGTCGCCTAGTTTCAACAATCGATCAGCTGAAGACCTTCCTGGGAATTCTCCTGCAAAAAAATGGGACCCCTCCAATTTCTCTGGAGTAGGATTTCCGCCGAGAGGGGGTCTACTAGCAGGGCTCTTCGATATGGCCCTTCCTACCTCCTCTTTTAGCTGCTAGTAGGGTAGATTCTTTTTTTGAGGAATCTTGAGGAAGAGAAGAATAGTATAGATAGATACTAGGTTTTGGGCTGCTAGTAGGGTAGTCGGTAGGTCGACCTGCCCTATTCTTCCCCTCGAAAACCACGGTTACCCTTTTATCGGCCGCCAACCTCGACTATCGGCCACTCCCAGAATGCAATGTCAAGACCAGCATCGGGCGAACCTGCCATATGGCCTGCTAGTAGACCGGGACCGCAGGTGTAACACTCACCCGAACCCCTGAACCTCCCTGAACCCCCGAGCCCAAAGAGAGGGGCTGAAAGTGGAGGTTGGAGGGGGAGCTTGGGGGCGGGCCTGGGCCTCCTACTCCCGGGCCGCCAGGGCCGTTACTTGACAATTCCTTGACATTCGGTGGAAGGATGGGGAGCGAACACCGACCTTTGGGGAGGGATGAGGGATAGTTGGGGTTGGAGGCCGGATACGGGGCTGTGGCTGCGGCTGTCCCCCCTCCCGGGCCGCTACCGAAAGGTTCCCCTTGACGCCCAATCGCGCCGCGTTAAGGTGTTGGGGCGAACCAAAGGAGCCACAATGATTGAAGTAAGAGTCGGGGCTAGAGTAGTTATCCGTAGTGTCTACGGAGTGATCTGGGAAGTTGCTAACATTGATGCCTACAATGTAGTTAAGCTACAGGGTAACGGGTCTTGTGTAACTTTCCATAAAGAAAGTCTGCAAGTCAGACCCGTTGATCCACTAGACGAAGAATACATCTTGAAGAAAGATGAATACAATCTCTCCATCCGCAAGGTGGACGAATTAGCCCGGGATTTGAAGACTAAACTTTCACTTGCACCCTTTAGACTTGATGAGAAGCACCTACGAATCATTGAGTCTGCTTACATTGAATACGAAGATGAGGCCCTTAAATTCCTTAGAAAGAAGTTAAGTCTGGCGGTAGTCGTGGAGAGGATTGATATCCTGGAATCTAAGATCTTTAATTCGGGGGTGAGTGGTGAGTGACTTTAAGATTGGCTCCAGGATCGTTCCATGGGGGTACATTGGTGGGGAGATCTACACCATTATTTGTAAGGTAGGTTTACCCCCATCGTGGTATGTAGACCCCAAACCAGCCCTCAAAGACAACGCTTACATTGAGGAGAAGCACTACAGATTAGCCACGGAGGATGATGAAACTTTTTACAACATAACTACCGACTACAACATCCAGAGAAAGGAAAGACTCCACTACATTGGAGAGTTAGTCAGGCTTCTGACAGAGACTTCCCCCAAGTATACTCGGTCTTGGTGGGTGGAGTATCGTTTTGTCGCGGAGAACTTCGAGGAAGCAGGGAAAGCTTGTGAGGATCTTCAGAGGGAGATGTTGGCCAAACAGCAAGAAGTTAGTACCTACGAACTTAGCCTTAAGTCCAAAGGATAATCAAAATGAGTGAATTATCAACTAGGCAGTGGCAGCTACAACTCCGAGACGTGCTGGACCCGGATGAGTGGATTGAGATGGAAGGCTTCCCACTTATCTCCAGCATTGGTTATTTCTGGCAGGGTGCCCTGATCGGTGATATCAATGTCACTATCAGAGTATCTATTAACTGGGTTGAGCTTCATCAAGCTCGGCTGACCATGCGGGCTTATCCAATCAATCCAGTCTACTCAAACAACAGTGAGGTAGAAAGGGCCGTCCGTGGTCTTCTAGCCGCTCGTGAATCCTTCTTGTGGGTGAATAATGTCTGATACTAACGGGTTTGAGTCTGCCCCGGAACGCTACAGCAATAATGGTGGCCGAGAGACAATCGACCGTATTCGGGACTCCATGACAGATCAGGAGTTCATCCAGTTCTGCCGAGGCAATGTCCGGAAGTATATGGATCGGGTCGGTAAGAAGGATTCGGATGATGCCTCGAAGGCTACTTGGTATTCTGCAATGGCTAATCATGTGGAGTTCGGGGATCTGGATCCTCGGTCTGAACGGCCGGACTTTACCCCCTACACCCGTACTACTGGTGAAGTGGGGCAAAAGATTTACGTACTAGACTCTGGGTACGTCCACTTCATTGAGTCTTGGGGCGGCGGATCTTCGGGTATCCAAGAGGCTGGGATCATTGAGGCTGCCCGCCAGTCTACCCAGGGATCTTTTCGGGGCTGGAAGGAGGACGAGAAGCTTCTCAACTTCCTCATGAAGAACCAGCACAATACTCCTTTCGAGTTCGCGGGGATGACCATTGAGGTTCAAGCCCCCATCTTCGTGTTCCGCGAATGGCACCGGCATCGTACACAATCTTACAATGAGATGAGTGCCCGGTACACTCCCCTCCCTGACTTGTTCTACACTCCCTCGGTGGATCGAATCATGCTCGACCAGGGGGGCAAGAACAAGCAAGCTGGGTCTGTTGGGGGCTCGGAGCCCTTGACTGAAGAATTTGCCAAGGAGTTTCGTTTGGCTTGTCAGTACTCCTATATGTCCTTCCAGAGAGACTATAAGTGGTTCCTGGAAAGGGGCGTCCCAAAGGAGCTTGCCAGAATCACCATGCCGGTGGGTCACTACAGTCGGATGCGGGCTTCTGCTAACCTTCGTAACTGGTTGGCATTCTTGACCCTTCGGATGGATCCTGCTGCCCAGTGGGAGATTCGGCAGTTCGCGAATGCTGTGGCACAGATCCTCAACAGACAATTCCCCCATACCTATGAGGCGGCTTTGCGTCATGGTATTCTGAAGGAAGAAGGTCGAGTCAGCAAGTTGAAGGAGGTATAATGAGTGACATCGTAAAGCCGTTATTGCATTGGGTGGGTGGAAGGGCATGGCTGGCCCCCCGGATCAATGAAGTCTTCCAGACTCCGAGTACGTACTACGAACCTTTCCTTGGCGGGGCTAGTGTCTTCCTTTACCTAGCCTCAATGGGAAAGGTGAAGAGTGCAGTCCTGACAGATGGGTCAAGTCGTCTGATCAATATGTACAGGCAGGTTCAGCAGTACCCAGAAGAGGTATCCCGGGCCTTAGACGATCTCCCTAAGAGTGAGTTCAAGACTCATTACTATAGTCTTAGGGATCGGTTTAACAACCCTGCCACTAGTCAAGTGGAGGGTGCAGCCCTCCTCCTCTGGCTGAACAAGACTGGGTTCAATGGGCTTTACCGGGAGAATGCAAGCGGCGGCTACAATGTTCCTGTAGGGACTGCAAAGGATCCATACTTCCCAACCTATGACCACATCCTGAAGGTGAGTAGCCTTCTGGATTGCGCTGTCATTTGGTGGATGTACAGCGATGAATGGGTCACTAGGGAAATTGAAGAGGGTGCAAATGTGTATGCAGATCCCCCCTACGTTGAGGATCGGGTGGGGGGGTTTACCGGGTATGTCAAGAGGGGGTTTGGCCCCTACGATCAGGAAGCCCTGGCTCGAAGACTTACGGAAATCAGCTACATTAGGGGGGTAAGTGTGGCTGTGTCGAATCACAATACACCCCTCACCCGGGAGTTGTACAAAGACTTCAACCAGGAAGCCTACACCCGTAAACGGTTGGTTTCCGCTGGTGCCCGTGAAGATGCTTCTGAACTGTTCTGCTACGTCTAGGGGGTAACAATGTATCCGTTCAAGAATTGCACTGTGGTCGAGGTTACTGAAGGAATGTACAAGGGATTGTACAAGTGGGAGATCAATGATGACCCGGACGGGTATCAGGCTTCTTTCGAGAAGGTATTCTACGGTGTGGACGCTCCGATCTTCGCTGCAATCCCCGGTTGCGAGACAGTACGGAGGCTGATGACTCATGAAGACGGTTGGAGCATGACTGGCGGGAATGTCTTCTTGTTCCTCTTTGGTCTGCCAATGTACCAAGTTAGTGACATTGACTTCTTCAAGGTCAATATCCAAAACAGCTTTGGAGTTCACCTAAACGACTACGAAGATATCCTCCTTTCCCTTCTTAGATCTCGGAGTGATCTACATCTGGCCCCAAATGACCGAACCCCCCTCCAAGTAATGGGGAATGTGGAGTCTGAAGTTTACAGTAGGATCCTATTCAGGTACATGTACTTCCCCCACCCACTTGAGTGCCAGATGGTAAGTCTCGTAAATGAACAAGACCGACTGAAGCCAGTGGCAGGGTTTCTGTCCTCCTTTGACTTCCAGTCATGTGCTTTTGTACTGGATGGAAGGGGGACCCTCTACACCTACAATAAGCAGTGGCTTCAGGGCATCCACGATGGGCGTCTTATGTCCATGTATGGTGTTGATGTAGCCAATGCCTCCCCCACACTAACTCCCAGGGATAGGGTCTTCGAGAGGAATAGCAAGTGGTCTGCACTGGTTGAAAGGGCCTCAATTGCAGTTCAGGGCTACTTTGGGTTTAGGGGTGAAGCATGAGTTGGGTCCCAACCCTCGGGAAATCTTGGGGCGCTCTGCCAGTTGGGGTCTGCTTTGTGCTGTACCCACACCCCCCGAACGCCCCCCACAAGATTTACGTCAAGGTGTCTCATTTCTTCGCCATTGAGTGGCGGCATTACATTGCCTACACTCTTGATATGGCCGAGATTGAGGATCATCTTAGGAACTTCAGACTTCCATCAGCGCTGAAGTCTCTAATGGATCTCTGGAAAAAGCCATCGACTCATGGCTTCCAGGAATTCAATGATCATCTTTTGATTGAAGTCGAGCCCAACTGAACAAACAGTGTGGCTGACGGCCCCCTCCCGGGGTATGATCAGCCTAACGCTTCGGAGATCCCATGGAAAACAAGGAACTACCCCGACTCTTTACAGTGGGGGACGTAGCAACGATTTTGAAGGTCCATACCAAGACTGTGCAAGGGTACCTCCGGGATGGTACTATCAAGGGTACCAAGATCGGCAAAAGTTGGTACATTGACCCAGAGGAGATCAAGAGACTTTCTTCTAGTTCTTGATTCTCTACTGGGGGCCCACAATGAGCGAAGTAAAGAGGGAGATTGCTTATGCTGTCTGGCGTAAGCACTCCTATGCTAGCCCAGAGAAAGTATCTTCTCTGCCCGTTGATGACTTCTTGGCTAAGATTGGGGACAGTCGTTCTGACCAGATGTCCCCCGACACCAGCACTTGGGTCAAGCCTGCTTGGGCCCCTGCTGTCTATACGAGGCAGCAGCTAGAGAAGCTTCAAGAGAGGGAGTGTTACCCCGAGCAGCTTAGCCCAGGATACTCCTGTCTTGTCTTGGACTTCGATGGGGGTAAGGCCCCCTTTGGCTTGTCCCCCACAGAGGAGATGCCCTACTTCACCAAGGATGAGGAAGAGGATCCTGATTTCCCGGAGGTTGACCGGGAAGAGACCCGGGCCCCGGTGAAGTTTAAGCCGGTAATGGCTAACGTTCCAGGGCCAGACCTTTGTGACCTGGAGGATGTGTGGGCTGGGTATGCCTTTGCGGCACACCAGACCTGGAGCTATGAGCCGGAGTTCCCCCGCTCGCGCATCATCCTGCCCCTGTCCAGGGATGCCTCTCCGGCTGAATACTCGGACCTGCACAAGTGGGCCGAGCTTCGCATGGGTGACGCTGGGCATAAGACTGACGTTACAGGCCGCCATACGTCCCACCGGTGGACGTTGCCCCGGGTCGTGAAGACGGGCCGGAGGGCTCGCGTAGTGGTCGCATATGAGTCCGAGGGCAATGTCCTCCTGGACGTGGACTCAATCCTTGCCGCCTTCAGGGCCAGTTCAACGGCGCCCTACCTGTCGGGCTCCCCTACCACGGCAGAGTGGTTGGACGTTAGCCTTCCGGTGGAAACACTGGAAGACAAGAATGGGATTGAGATCAAGGTTTGGATTGATACATCCAAGCCTGGGGACAAGCTTAAATGCTCTTGTCCACACAGTCCAGGGTCTTCAGTTGGGTCAGCCTTCCTGAAGCGGTTCCAGTCTGGTGTCCTTCTCACCTGCACCGCTGATACGCATGGCCACCATAGCCCTCTGCGTCTTTGGTGGGGGGACCCGAAGGCTGGTTCCTGGGCCCGTCGACCTGCACCGGCTGTTTTGGACAGACTTCAATGGGCCCACAATAAGAATGGGGACCGTATCTGGCCCCCCAAGCCCACCATCCTTAACTTCTACACTTCCCTCCAGCACGACCATGAGACTTCTGGTCGAATCTGGTGGGACACCCTCCAGGGAAGGGTAATGTGGGGGGATAAGGAAATGGATTCCGAGCAGGACGCCCGGATTGCCATGCACCAGGAGTTGCATTACGGAATGACGGGGAACGTGGAGGGTCTTCGCGCCGCTTACTACAAGCACGCCCATGACCTGAAGCGGAACCCCTTGATGGAATGGCTTAGTGAATGCAGAACGGAGGGTACCACGGAGTCTATTCTTGAAGAGTGGGCTGTACGGATGGGTGGACCCGACAACAGGATCACTAGACTCTTCTCCCGTAATTGGCTTCTTCAAGCGGCTACCCGAGCCCTCGACCCAGGTTGTAAGGCAGACAATGTTATCTGTTTTACGGGTAGGCAGGGGACTGGTAAGACTGAAGGTCTGAATCTTCTGGTCGGGGGTAGTCTCCGGAAGCAGGCCCCCTGGTTCTCCAACGAGCGAATCGACAATCCAGGGTCCAAGGACGCTGGGTACAAGATTGCTGGTAAGTGGATCTGGGAGATTGGTGAGTTGGAGGGTATGGATTCCTCTGACATCGCCAGATGGAAGGCATTCATTACCCGGAAGGAGGAGAGATACCGGAGGGTTTGGGAGCGTACGGCCAGTGACGTCCCCCGGCTGACTGTGTTTGCTGCCACTACCAACAATCCAGACTTCCTCCGAGACGATGAGAACCGCCGTTTCTGGCCAGTTCCATGTGAAAGACCCGCAGATTGGGAGTGGATCCAGAAGAACCATAGGGCTATCTGGGCTTGGGCCTTGAAGTTGGCCATGAAGGGTGTGAAGTTTCACATCCAGTCTAGTGACTTGGAAGAGGTTGCGGAGCATACACAGCAGTATTCCAGGGATACTCCGTGGGAGTACGAGATTTCCCAGTGGGTAAGCACCAATCCCCCCGAAGTCTTCACCATCCAGTACATTGCCACTAATGTGTTGGACATCCCTAAGTCTCGCCATAACAGCGGGATTTATGGATTGATCGGCCGTACATTGGCAAAATGCCCCACCCACAAGAAGGTTCGAGTCTCGGTAGATGGTATGCAAGTCACCGTGTATGCCCTCAATCACATGACCAAGGCTGAAATTGTGGCTTGGATCATTGATAGACGTACAACCAGAAGAAGTGTGTTCACCATGGACACACTTGCGGAGGCATAATGCCTGGAACTGGGGCAGAAATTGATGTTGAAGCAGTTGTACATCTGCTGAAATCAGGCCCAATGACCACTTATGACGTGGCCATTAGACTAAACCTCAATGACCTGGACGTCGGAGAGGTTCTTATGGGCCTCTTTAAGTCCAATCGAATTAAAATGGAGAGAAGAAATGCGTACGGCCCTAAGAGATTCACTAGCCAGTAAGAAGGGTAGGTCATCCACGGGGAAGGAAATCTTCATTTTTCCCCAGAGTATTGCATGTAAGCAGCGGAGTCTCATCGCTGGATACATGTACCACTTTGATCTCATCCTCCGACCGGGGAAAACCTTCCCGGCTTTAACTTCTGACGAAAGTTTTGTGGAGTGGTACTTCGCAGAGGGCTACAAAAGTCCTCTTCGAGAGAAGATTCCAACCCGGATTATTGACTGGATGGAAGGTTCGGAGTGGGAACTTGACCATTCTTGGGGACCGGAGCCTTTTCAGTACACTGAAATCATGACTCCCAAGAAGATGTTGAGCCTTCTTTACCTTATTCAAAGAGAGTTTGGGTACATCCCAAGCAGATCTTTGCTCTCTGTTGGCTGGAAGGCTAATGGTTTGAATGATGGCAGTCGACAGGTCAAGATTGCCCTGGACCGTGGTAATAAGAAATCGTTCACATCAGTGCCGAAACTCCATGGTGTGTACAAGGATACCATCCTTTCGGTGCTGTATTTCTGCTATGTCTATAATGTAGACTTGGAGCAGGGTTACAGATTGGGCTTGACTTGCCTGGGCCCCACCAAGAACCGAGGGGCGATTCACCCGGCGCACCGGGCATCGTCTATTTCCTTCTCCTTTGGCTCCGAATGGTGCCATTTCTTCATGGCGGCAGTGGCCACACCCCTAGACTTTGATGCTGCCATCGAGAAATTTAGCGCAGTGGCTGGTAGCTACACCTGGGAGGAGGTAGACTACGCCCAGGTCTTGTCAGAAGCTAAGGCTCGGGGCCTGGAGAGGAGGGAAAATGGGGGAAATTGAGAAGAAGGGGACCGAAGTTCCCGGGTCAGTGGCTGTTTTCGAGGAGTTGTCCCTCCAAGTTGCCCTCGATCAAGCTGAACCGATGTATACAAACGAGGAAATGAAGTTTCTGGACACTACAGATGCTTCTTATGCCTTGTGGACAAGGAAAACTGACCCAGTTGTTCGTATGCGGCTAGCCAGATTCATTGTTGAGTCTGGTGGGGCCGATGTTTTCCAGGATGCTCGGGCAAAGATTGACCTTCTGAATGCCGCCCTCCTCGCTGGGATCATTCCCCCCAGTGTTGCTAAGGAATCTGTGGCAATGATCAAGGCTTCAATGGACTTGGGCGCCCCTTCCCCAGCCAACACTGGCATCTTTGTGGGTGGGGGGAATGTACAGTTCAATGTCCAAGCCGCCATTGACACATATGAAAGTGTCAGGAGAGCGGCTTCTACCCCTGGTGAGACTATCGCATTCGTAGATGCGGGTAGATACACCGGGAAGAAGGATCGATGAGTGGGGTCCAGATTCCACGAGAGATGCTTCTAAACCCAGCATTCTCTCTTCCGGCCTTCGGGCAGGTTAAGGATCTGAAATCTTCCAAGAAGGTTCAGTATGATCCCTTCAGGCTGGCCCCAAAGCTGCACAGTACCACCTTAAATTGGGTCGGTAACACCCCACGGGACCCCTCAACGGGCATGGCCCTGTTCTTACTCTTGCTGTCTGGCCGGCAGATGGGTAAGTCCTGGGTGTCAGAGGGAGCTTTCTACCCGAGAATTGCAAACGTACCTGGGTACTCCCACGTTTGTATCGCAGATAGACGTTCCCGCGCAGAGAAGCTGCATAAGCGCATCCACTACCTGGACCGAAACTGGCCAGATCAGTTGAAAGGTCGCCGGGATAACCTGTCTGAACGTCGTAAGATTACGTTTACTCCTGATACTGGGGGTGAAGCCCTCATTCTCTCGGCGCAGAACGCTGCTGACGGTCTTGGTGACAACTTCCAGTCCCTTCATTTGTCCGAGGTAGCCTTCTTCCCCGACCTGAACGAAGTCCTTACATACACTCTCCCAGCCATCGAGAACGTTGAAGACGGTATCATCATTGCGGAATGTACTCCAGCCCCCCAGGGTTCAGTTGCCCCTTCTGCCGACCAGTGGAGGGATCTGTTTGACCTTGGGATGACCGGGGAAGGTCGTTGGCGTTCAGTGTTTATCCCATTCTTTGATTCCCAAGTGGCCCGTAGACCCTGGCCAAAGGGGTCTAAGATGGATTCTGAAGAAGAAACATTGTTCTCTGCCTTCTCTCCACTAGGTCTGGAGATGGAAAACCTTGCATTCCGCCGGGAGTGCATGGCAACGGTTCCGGACATTAAGGCAAACCCGGATCTGTTCAACGTTTTCTACCCATTTGACCCAATTACATGCTGGCGGGTGGTCAAGGGTGGGACTTTTGAGCAGCGTCACCTGGATATCCTTCTTCGGGGAATCATCTCCCAGTCCAGGGAGAGCCATCTTGTCTTTAAGGACCCTTCTCCGGGGGCAAGGTACCTCGTCTCTGTCGACCCTGCTGGCCAAACGGGTAAGAATGACCACGTAGGGCTCCATGTGTGGGAACTCTGGGACGACCGCATCGAACAAGTAGTCGAGATTGACGCTCAAATGGACCAGGAGATGTGCGGTTCCTTGATTGAGGAACTATCCAATAGGTACAACGGAGCTAAAATCGCCATTGAGAATACCGGGGTTGGCCTCGGTGTTATGATGTACCTGAAAGAGCATGGTTTGAGGGGGAGACTCCTCACCTACTGGCCAGAGAAGGAGAATTACTACGGATTCCCCGCGTCTACGAAGACTATTGAGGAATCCATCTCTGCTGTGAAGCTGGCGATTGCAGAAGGACTGGTCATTGTCCACAGCGGCAGGCTAATTAACCAGCTTCAGACCTACAGAAATGATAAGATGCTCCAGCAGACTAGCCGCCAGCTACTGTTGTCTGAAGCTAGGGGGTCCGAGGCTAAGCATCTTCGCCCCAAGGGTCACTGGGACATTTGTTCCAGCTTCGTCCTGGGCATCTGGGCCGCCCTGAAGTTCGTAAATAGGCCCATTCGGGTGGTGGCAGCCAAGAAAAGGGGCCCATCCTGGGATGACGTGGACTGGGATGCGTGGTATGCGAACCGGGTGGCAGGGGGCCCAGTGGCCCAGAAGAACCAATGGGACTACACCCCTCTGGAGGATTGATGTTGAAGGACAAAGAGGGGGGAGGGAGGCGGGACTGGAGGGCTTTCCGTGAGCTTATCCAGGCCCACAGGGCTGGTGCGGAAGCTTTCCTTAATACCCACAAGGAAGCTATTGAGGAGTACCAATCCTTCCCGTCTGATGGGGAGAATTCGACTCCTGCTGTCCTCGGTATGGATAACATTCCGCAAACTATGGGGTCTAAGCCGAACCCCAAGCTGCGAATGAACCTCCTCTACCCGCACATTCAGACAATTGTTGCCAGCATTGTCCCCAGCAACCCGACAGCAAGGCCAGTCCCCCGAATTCCCTACACCACGGACCCAGGCGACCCCGTACCGGTAGCAATTGCAACCAGGGAAGCTGCAATCTTAGACTCCTTCCAGGAGGATAACTTTGTAGATACCCTTCGTGAAGCCACAAGAATCTCCAGTGCTCTGAAGTATGCGGTTATCTTCTCCTGGTGGGACGAAGCCCTCAACCGGACAATGTTTGAGACGCACAGTCCTCTTACGGCTTGGTTCGACCCGACTGTCCGGCGCGCAAACAAGTCTCCGTACTTCATTATCGCTCGTGCTATCAAGTACAGCGAACTGAAGTCTATGGTTGGGGCTCTGTGCGAAACAGACCACGAGGACATCTGGGTCCCAGAGGACCTGGAGGAGCTTGTTAAGAACATTCATGACAAGACTTCTCCAGACTTCTACAAGGTCATGGAGACTTCTGCTAAGTCGGCGGCTGACACGTTCCATTGGGTGGTTACATACGACATCTTTGACTACGCTACTGGGACTTTCCAGAAGTGGGTAAGGGGTATCGAAGACCAGCCCATCATGTGTGGCCCACTCCCGCATAAGTATGTCAGTCGGCAGTTCTACGTCATTACTCTTAATGACAATCTTGTGGACGGTACCGGGCTCTCGGACTGGGCTCTTGTCCGGGGTGCCTTGAAGCAGCAAGCGGAAGCTCTGACTCTACTCCTCAATGGGGCCCGGTCTGCCATTCGTATTCTGCTGGCGGATGAAGAGGCTTTTGAAGACCCGGAGGCAGTCAGATCTGCTTATGCCCGGGCTAGGTCTAATGATATGGTCATGGCCAGCATGAAGGATAACAGAAAACTCCGGGATTCCCTTGAATGGTCTACATCTCCGGGGACTGCGCCGGACGTTCGCCAGATCATTGAGCTTGCAGAACGGTCCATTCGCACAACCCTCACTGCCCCCGAGCATTCAAGCGGCCAAGTTGGCGGCAGTAACAATGCCACAGAGGTTGCCCTGGCCGACGCCGCGGTGAAGACTGCCCAGGAGCCCCGAGCGGCTACGGTGAACCGTGCAGTTAGCTGGGCTGCGGCCACCATCATTCAGTTCCTCGCCGAAAAGCTTCCCCCGGGCATTGATATGCCGGCTAGGCAGACTGTCCAGTCTGGGGCTAAGGGGGTCCCCATCAACCGGAAGACGATGATGCTTCCGGACTTCCAGTACGAAGTAAATGATTCCTTCCAAGTGACAGCCAGCCTAGCCAAGTGGCGGGATAACTTCGTGTACGAAGTAGAGGCTGCCTTCAGTGACGCGTCGTCCCAGCTTACCCGGCTACGGATGCTGGAACAATGGCAGAAGTTCCTGTTCGAGAGCCCCCATGTTGACAAGAAGGCTGTTACCGCCGAGATCCTTAGCCTTCTTCACTTGGTGGCCGCTCTCCAAGATGCCCCGGAAGCCCCCCCTGGAATGTTGCCGGAAGGCGCACCACTGGGCGGGCCTGCGCCCCTTGCCCCCGGGCCGGGACAGCTAGAAGGTGGGTTGGGGACTATGCCTAGAATGCCAGGAGAAGACGGTATCTCTACCGGAGCACTTCCTCTAGGGGTTGGTGAACTTGATTTAGGGAACACTTCCTTGGGTGGTCCGGGGAACGCTGCTCCCTTTAAGTAGGAGAGAGAATGCCATTATATGAAGGGGTCTGCCTTTCTTGCGGGGACGAGGATGAACATCTATCAAAGCCCCGAAAAGTAGGAGATCAAATTGCGATTTGCACTAGAGACTACAATGATTCTCCTTGCGGGGGGGTTGTTGTTCGTACTTCTACAATCCATTCGATCTCACTAGTGGGGCCAACCC